ATTATAGTATAAAGAATATAGCATAAATGGGTGGTGGTCTTCTTCAACTTGTCGCTTATGGAGCTCAGGATGTTTATTTAACTGGTAATCCCCAAATTACTTTCTTCAAAGTTGCATATCGTCGTCATACTAATTTCGCGATTGAAGCTATAGAACAAACTTTTAATGGCAATGCTAATTTTGGTTCTCGTGTAACTTGTCAAATAACACGTAATGGAGATTTAATAAATCGTGTTTATTTACGTGCAACTTTTACAAATGATTCTGCAACTGCAACTCCAAGTAATGCTACAACTGAAGATAATGGTGTTGCTTTAGTTCCATATTTTGGTCTTAAATTATTAAAATCAATTGAACTTGAAATTGGAGGTCAACGAATTGATAAGCATTATGCTGAATGGTTATATATATGGAATGAACTTTCATTACCTGCAGGCAAACGCGATGGTTATTATTTAATGGTTGGTGGTGATAAATACAATCATTCTATTTACTTATCTGCTAAAAAATCATATACTGTATATGTTCCTTTAGAATTCTGGTTCTGTAGAAATGTTGGTTTAGCTCTTCCATTAATAGCACTTCAATATCATGAAGTTAAAATTAATATAGATTTTGAATCTAAATCTAATCTTGTAGATACAGGTGCTAATTATTCAAATCGTGGTTTTAGTATGTTTGCATCAAATAAAACAGGTGTAATGACAGATGGTAAGCTTAATAGTGCTTTAACTTCTGCAAATGTTAATAACTTATTATTATCTGATGTTGCTTTATGGGTTGATTATATTTTCTTAGATACTGATGAACGCCGACGATTTGCTCAATTATCACACGAATATTTAATAGAACAACTTCAATTTACTGGTAGTGACACTATTTCAACTGCAGGAAATACTAAAAGTATTCGAATGAATTTTAATCATCCTTGCAAAGAATTAGTATGGTATATTAAACCAAATTCTGAACCAAATGCTACTTATTGGAATAATTTTACTGATCGTGTAACAGATAATAATGTATGGTTAGGTAAAAATCCAGTAACTGAAGCTAAAATACAATTAAATGGCAATGATCGCTTTACTGAACGAAGTGGTGAATATTTCAATTTAGTTCAACCATATCAACATCATGAAAATAGTCCTAATGAATATCATACTGGTATTAATGTTTATTCATTTGCTATAAAACCTGAAGGACATCAACCATCAGGAACTCTTAATATGTCTCGCATAGATACAGCTGTATTATCTGTAAAATCATCACAACCTGGTAGTATTTATATCTATACTACTAATTATAATGTTCTTCGTATTCTTTCAGGTATGGGTGGTCTTGCTTATTCTAATTAAAACAACATTTAATTGTTCCAATTCCACTTTCAATTTCTTCTTTTTTTCTTTTACTATTCATAGATATTCGCAATAGTTCAATCTCTCTTTCTGTTGCTAATTTTTGAAGTTTAATATCATGATTTACTTTAATTTTATTAAATTTAATTATATCTTCATTTCTTATATTTTCAAAAACACTAATTTCTTTAATATCTCTATTATAATCTTCAATAGTTTCTTTTAATTTATCATATAATTCATCTGATAATGTATTATTCATCTTAAAAAATTTAATTAATTCTTTTTGTTTATCATATAAAGTTTTATAATTAAATAATGTATCGTGTAAATTCTTTAATTTATCCATATTTTCTTTATAATTCTTAAATTTAACAATTGAACTGAGAATAGTTAAAATAGTACTCAATGATAATGATAAAATATTAATTATTAATGATATAGTTTCGTGTGGTATATAATTTTTAATTTCAGATTTATTATATTGTGTATCATAATTAACAATTGTTAATCTAATTGCTTCTACAAAAGTTATTATTGTTGAAATAATTAAAATACATAATGAAATTTTATTATATCTAAAATAAATTAAATCATATTTAGATGATATTATATATAAACTATTAGTAATTTTTTTTTTATTTTCTTTAATTAAATCCAATAATTGATCTGAACGATTTAAAAATAAATCAGTTTTATATTCATCGCCTGTTTGTGATCCTTGAGTATGTATATTAACTAAATCAGCGGTTGCAGATGTAACTCTTGGTAATATATCTATAAAAACATTATTTTTATTAGGTTCAACTTTTGGTGTATCATTTTCGCCATTATTTACATATAATACTAGTTCTTTATTATCATTATCATTATCATTGTAATTATCATTATTTATCATTATAAATATCTAATTATAATCTAATACATTTTTTTTATGCCTATTAGAATCTAAATGATATAAAAAATTAATTTCTTTTATATTTATTTTATTATAATGTATATGATAAGCCAATAATGTTTCTGGATGATAATAATTATATTTATCTTTCAAATATAATTCAATATTAGAATAAACCATACAATATTTTTTCATTAATTTATAGTTTCCAAATGCGACTTGATCGTTAATTTGATTAATATGTGGATTAATACTACTTTTACAATAATTTGGTATATATATAATATTTTTATTTTTATCAAATGAATTTAAATTGGGTAAATTATCAAATACTAAATCAGAACGAAATTTTATTATTAAATCATATAAAATATTATTATTTTTACTATAATATTCTAATTGATAAAATACTTTCATCAAAGTATAATACATAGAAGATATATTCATTTGTATATCTTGATACTTTTTTGGATGATTTTGCATATAATCATTTGTAATATATTCATTACAATAAATCGTAGCAATAAATGGATAATCAATATATTTTAAATTATTATATAACTCTATTTTTTCATTTTTATCATTTAAATTTATATGTATATCAATCCATTGATCTTGATTTTCATTTAAATATTTAATAATATGTGGAATTAAATCATCTTGATAACAATTTAATCTACCATTAATAATAAAACCATATCTTTTTTTTGCATTAAACATTTGTTTATAATAATTAATATATTTAGAACAAATACCATTATAATTATTTAGAATTAAATCTTTATTATTTTCAGGTAATAAACATATATTATTTTCTTCTATATATCTTAAATTACTAATATTATGTAAATATTTAATATCTTCAATAGAAAACCATAAATTATTTTTATGATTTTCTATAAATTCATAATCATTATAAGTTTCATTTATTTTTATAAATATATCAAAACCATTATTAATATCTGATATATATCCTAAATATTTTATAAAAATCATTATTAATTATCTATATAAAAATATAAATAATTATTATTTATATAAAAATATATATGATTATTATTATTCCAATAGGAGGAATTGGATATAGATTTAAAAATCAAACTAATATACCAAAGGCATTAATAGAAGTTGCAAAAAAACCAATAATTTGTTATTTATTAAATAATTTAATTAATTATTTATCAGAAATAAGTTTTATTTATATTCCTTATAATTATAACGAATATAGAAATTATAATTTTGAAGATTTTTTAATTAAAACTTATCCTCAATTAAAATTTGTATTTTTTAAATTAATGGAAAATACTTGTGGATGTGCTTCAACCATATATATATCATTACAACATTTAATAAATCAAAATAAAACAATTGAAAATTTACCAATTTTATCAATTGATAGTGATAATTTTTATAAAATAGATATAATTAAATTATGGAATCGTGAAAATAAAATTTTTACTTTTAAAGATTACAATTTAAATGAAAATCCTAAATTTTCATATGTTAAATTTAATAATAATAATTTAATTGAAATAATTAAAGAAAAAGAATTTATAGATAATAATCAATTTGATTTTAATTATGCTTGTTGTGGTGCTTATGGATTTAATACAGTAAAAGAACTATTTATATATTCTGCTAAAATAATTAATAATGAAAATAATAAAGTTAATAATGAATATTATATTTCATCAATTATTAAAGAAATGATAAATGATGGTTATAAGTTTATAAATGAAACAATACATAATAAATATTATTTTTCATTAGGTACACCAGAACAAATTAAAAAATATGAATATTTATATCTTTTTGATTTAGATGGAACATTAATAGATAGTGATAACTTATATTTAAAAATTTGGAATAAATTATTAAATGATTTTTATAATTATTCAATAGATAAAGATTTTTTTGATAATTATATAAAAGGTTATTCAGATGATTTTTTTTTAAAATCATTAATACCTAATATTGATGAACAACAATTAAAACTTATTTCAAATTTAAAAGATGAGTTATTTATTAAATCAATAAATGAAATAAATTTTTATAATGGTTCAATTGATTTTTTAAAAAAACTTCAAAATAATAATATTGCTATTGTTTCGAATTGTAATAAAAAAACTGCTATGACAATTATTAATAGTAACCCATATTTAATAGATTTAATATCTCATATAATAACTGCTGATGATTGTAAAGAAAAAAAACCAAATCCAGAACCTTATTTAAATGCAATTAAAACATTTGATAAAGAAAATAATTTTAAATTAATAGCATTTGAAGATAGTAAAATAGGATATTTAAGTGCTAAAAGAGCAAATATTGAAAAAATTTTTATGAAAATAAATGATAATAATAATAACAATTATGAACAATCTTTTAATAATTATAATGAATTAAATATTGATAATTTATATTCAAATGAAAATAATGATAATTATACTATTATTAAAGATATATTATGTGACTTTTTAATTAAAATTAATAAAAATAAATTTAATAAAGATGAAAAAACAGGTTATATAAGTCAAATAAATTCATATAAAATTATTAATAATAAAAAAAAATTTAATGTGATTCTTAAATTACCTAATTATAATAATTCATTGGTATTTACAGCAAATAAATTAGAATTATTTAATAATGAATATTATTTTTATAAATATTTAGCATTTATGATTAAAAATATAATAAATATTCCAAAATGTTTAGGAGTATGCAATAAAACTAAATGTATTCTTATGGAAGATTTAACAAAAAAATATAAAGGGGTTTTTAATATTAATTTAAATGATAATATTGATATATTATTAAATGTTATTAAAAATATATCAATATTACATAATACATTTATAATTACTAATGAAAATACTAATATTAATTTATGTATAAATAATGTTAAAAAAATTAATGAATATATTTATTATAAAGAATTAATTGATAATAGATATGAAAAATTTAAATTAATTAATAGTAAATTTATTGATATAAAAACAATTAAATTATTAGATAAAATTATTAATGAAAATTTTGATAAAATTATAAATAAATTATCAGAATTTCCATTAATGTTATGTCATGGAGATTTAAAAAGTCCAAATATTTATTATAAAAATTTTAATGAACCATATTTTTTAGATTTTCAATATATTAATTTAAGTAAAGGTACTACAGATATAATATTTTTATTATGCGAAAGTATTATATTTAATAAAAATATAACCGAATTAGTATTAAACTATTATTATTTATTAGTTAAAAATAATTATATATCTTATAATGATTATTTAAATAATATTAGAATGAGTTTATGTATATTTCCTTTATTTGTTTGTATATGGTTTAATACAGAAAATAATAATAATTTAAATGATAAATTATTTCCATTAAAATTTATGAAAAATTTTATTAATTATTTTGAATATTTAATTAATGATGATTTTATTTATTATTTAAGTATTATATAATTTCCATAAAATGATAAGAATAATTATTGCTAATATTACAATAGTAAAATCTCTTACATCAAAACATCTTCTTATTTTTTCTTGTTTATTATAAATTATATTACTTAATTTAATTGAATTACTTATTGCAGATTCTAATGAAGTAAATGAATTTTTATGTTTTCCATTATGAGTTCCTAAATTATATAAATTTGAATAATTAGGGCTTTTAAAATCTAAATAATCATAATTAGGAATTTTAATAAATGCTGTTTCATTTGATTTCCATTGTTTTTTTTCAGTATCATAATAATTATTAATGAAATATAATTTAGGTTTCGGTATATTTTTATAAATTAATCTTAATTGTTCATATGTTTCTTCAAATAATTCTTCTTTATTACATTCATTTGCTGTTTTATTATAGATTTTACCTTTAACATCTGGAAGAATTATAGCACAACTTATAACTGATTTTGAATTATATTCTTTAAAAGTCATATAATCACCCATATTTGATGGAATTAAACCCCAATCAGTTTTTCTATTAAAAGTTGAAACATCATCTTCTAAAGTTAATTTATAATCCCAATGAAATGTAATAGATATATATTCATTATAATCAGTTTGTTCTATATATTCATCTGTTAATTTAAATGCTTCTTTAAGTCCTTCTATTTTAATTAAATTTTCAGGAGGAATTGCAAATATAAATCTATCTGCCTTAATTTCTTTACCATTTGCAAGAATTATTTTTTCAATTTTATTATTATTTTCAATTATTTTAATTACAGGACTATTTAATAAAAATTTAACTTTTTTATTTTCTAAAAACTTCTGCCAATATTTAAATAATCCTTCATCATTTGGTAATCTAGGAACATATACAGAATAAAATAATGATTGAATTGAAACACTTATAAATTGATTTAAAGAAATTTTATTACTATCTCCACCGTCAAATGTTCTACAGAATAAATCAATATTTTCAATAGTTTTATTAGAAAAATTATTAAATTTCATATAATCATACATACTTATATTAATACCGTGTTGATTATTGAAAATTACTAAAATAAAATCACGTGTAATTACTAATAATTCACTTAAATTAAAAATACCATCTGTAATTATTAATTTATTTAAAATACTAATTAATCTATATTTTTTAATAAATAATTGATTAAAATCTAAATCCATTGATTTAAGAAGTTTTTTAAAATTAATATAATTACTAAGATAAATTCTTGGTCCGTGTTCGCAGAAATAACCATCAATTCTATTAACTTTATGACAACCACCAATAACCTTATCTTTTTCAATTATTAAAATTTTTTCATTTGGATTAGCCTTAATTGCATAATTAGCAAAAGCTAAACCTGCTGGTCCTGAACCAATAATAACAGTATTCATTAATATCTTCTTTATTAAATTAATAAATTAAAAAAATGAATTAAATAATATAACTTAAAACAATATTAAAATGAATTTAGATTATTTAAATGAGTTATTAAAAAAATATTCAATTAAAGAAATTGCAAATAAACTTAATATTGCATCAGGAACTATAAAAAGATGGATTGAATTAAATGAAATTCCAAAGAATTATGAATTTGATTTATTAAAATTATCAAATATATCTATAGATTATTCAAAATATTCATCAAAAGAAAAAGACCAATTTTACACACCTAAAGAAACAGCCGAAGAATGTTTTAATATATTTTTAAAAATAATTGATAATTATCAAGAAAAACTTGATGATTTTAGATTTATTGAACCATCTGCAGGAGATGGTAGATTTTTAACTATATTACCAGAAAATACAATTGCTATTGATATTGAACCAAAACATTCATCTATAATTCAATCTGATTATTTAGATTGGTTACCAAATGATAAATATAGATATGTCATATTTGGTAATCCGCCGTTTGGTTTAAGAGGTCATATAGCATTAAAATTTATAAACCATTCAAATAAATTTGCCGAATATGTTTGCTTTATATTACCTCAATTATTTGAAAGTGATGGCAAAGGTGTTCCTAGAAAACGTGTAGAAGGATTTAATTTGATTTATTCAACAAAAATTAATAGTAACTTTTATGAACCAAATGGAAATTCTATAAAAATAAATACTATATTTCAAATATGGTCTAAAAATCATTCTAATGAAAATTATGAATTAAAAACTAAAAATAATAATCAAATTAAAGTTTATTCTATGTCAAATGGTGGTACTGCTTCAACAACTAGAAATAAAAATATGATAGGTAAATGTGATATATATTTACCATCAACTTGTTTTGGTAAAGAAAATATGAAATGTTATGATAATTTTGAAAATTTACCTGGGAAAAAAGGTTATGGAATTGTTTTTAATGAAAATAAAGAAGAACTGAAAAAAAAAGCTTTGAATATTGATTGGAATAAAATTGCATTTCTTTCAACTAATTCAGCATATAATTTAAGAAGTTCTCAAATTATTGCAATTTTATTAAAATAAATTCTTTAATTTTTTCTTTATTTATTTCTTGATGTGTTATTTTAATGCAATTATTATTTATTATATTATCTTCATTTATTTTAATAGTAGTATCTAATTTAAATGCACCTGTTTTTTTTCTCCAAGTAATACTTTTAGTTGAAAAATAAGGATAGCATTTTTTACCACTTTTATAAAAGTCTTCATCAAAATTTTTAAATAAAGTCATATAAATATTATCAGGTGTTATATCAATAAATATCATATAATTAGCTAACCAAGGTGTTTCACCTAATTCATGCTGAAATTTTGTATTTTTTGAACCTTGATGAGATGTTTTAATTTCTATTGATTTATTTAATATAAAACCATCACCATAACCACCACCTCTTAATTTTGTTTTTGCACCATTTATTTTTGAGTGTATATCACAATTATTGCAAATTTCTTGAATAAAATTTTCTCCTATAATTCCAATATTATTCATTTGTAATCTAGTAAGGTCTTTATATATACTATTTTTCCATATATCATATTTTTCTTCTTTTTCTTTTTGATTTTGAATTAAATTAATAAATATATTACTTAAATTAACACTCATTTTTTCTAAAAATTTATAAAAATTATATTTCATTTTTTTTGTATTTTTAATTTAATACTAAAAACAAAAAAAATGAAATTAATTAATTATAAATAGTCATAAATGGATAATATTTATAAACTTGAAAAACTAGATGATGGAACTTTAATTTATAAACCTATTGATAAAAATTATATTATTACAACTTTAGATGATGGATGTTTATTATTACAACCTATTGATATAGAATTAAATTTAGATTTTAATAAATTAAGTATTTTAGATTTAAAAAATTATGATTTTACATATTCAAAAATTAATAGTTGTTTTATATATAATAAACAACTAACAAATCTCAAATATAAACATATATACGAATACATATATTATTTAATTAATGATAGAACAAAAATTATAAAAAATACATCATTGAATATAAAAACTTATAACAATAATGAAGATGGTTGGAATTATTTAAATACACTTGGTATTTCAATTCAAGGAGTTGATGCAAATAAAGCTATATTTGAAATAGTTAATCAATCTATTAAAAATAATATTAAAATTGATATTAAAATTGATATTAAAATTGAATTGTCTAATAAAAAATTAATTAATATTTCTTTTTAACATTAATTTTTACCTTATTTTTATTTTTGGCAAAAACAGAAGGATCATATGGTTCTTCATCTTCTTCATCTTCATAAAATAATGTATTTTCTTTTCTTTCTTTTTCTAATTTACATAAACTCCATAATTCAGGAGTACATAATTTAAAATCTACATCTTTTGCTTTATACCATTTAACTTGATCCTCTAATTTATTACTTTGAATTTTATTATCAATTACTAAACATTCATAATTATCAGTACAATTATCCATAACAGTACAAAATGTTTCAAAATTATTAAATACTCCTGCATAATGATGATAAATTTTTTCTCTTTCTTTAAGTAAATTATTTTTAAAAATAAAAACATAATCAATATTTGCACGAAGAATTGGTGGAAGTCCTAAACAATATTGCATTGTAATTAAAAAAAAGATTTTATAATGCCTACCATTCATAAATATACTTCTAATATTTTTATCAGTAGGCCACGTTTTATCATAAAGACAATCATCTAAAATTAAAAAAGCTCTACTATCTATATCGGAAGAACCATATTTTTTAATTTGTTCGTTCTTTTGTTTATTAATATTTATTTGTCTTTCTAAAAATCGTTTAATAATTGCTGGTTCATATTCATCATATATAAGCATATTTGGAATAAATTTTTCAAAATGATTATTAGCTGTTTCAGTTGGACTAATAACAATACCAACTGGCAAATCTTTATGATAACTTAATATATCTTTCATACAATAGGATTTACCAGTATTACGCTTACCAATGAAAACAACAACTGAATCACTTTTAATACTAGCCGGATCAAATTTTTTCAATTCTAATTTCATTTATTATAATTAATTATTATTAATAATATATTTATATATGCGTATAATTAATTATTAAAAATCATTAAATATTTATTAGATATCAAATGAAATATTATTTCTTTTCTTTTATAATAGCAATAATAATTTTTATAATAATCCAATATTTAGAATACAATAAACAAAAAACAGAGAATGAATTAGAACAAGAACCTTATAATTTATTTACAATTGCAAATTTATTATTATTTATAATAATTTATTTAGTTGTAACAATAGGTTTATTTTATTTAAATGCATCTAATATAAATCTATTTTCATTTTTAGAATTACCAAATAAAACATCAACTAATGGAGGAAATATAAATCAAGATGTTAAAGAAGATATAGATCCAAAAATTTTATCAAAAATAAATGATAATTTTGATATTGGTTTTGCACCTTTTGCAAGTGATGACGACGCATCATCTTTAAGTTCAATGAGTTCAATTGAAACTAAATAGATTTAGAGCTATTTATTAGTTTTATAAATAAATGTTATCAATAGAAGAATATATTAATGAAGAAATAAAAAAACCATATTTTTGTAATGATTTAAATATTGTAATTGAAAAATAATTATAACTAAATTTGGCGATGATGAATATTAAATATGACATTAAAACATATTGATGAAACAAATTGTGATGCTGATCCTTATATATATGTTATATTATGATTATGTTATTAAAAATAATAAACAAATTAAACAAATACCATTTACACATTATCATTTTATTTATCCAGATAATGACTTCGATTTAAATGATAATAAATTATTTGAATTTGTTAAAATGATTAATACATCAACTAAATATAAAATAATAATGAGTAATAATACAAATAAAAAATTGCAAATAATATTTAATGGTAATTTTTATATAGAAATACCTAAATCATCTTGGTTTAAAAATGGATTATATAATCAAATCAAAGATAAAATAGTTGAATTGCTTAATATTAATAATGATGCAATTGTAATTATGGCTGGTGGTATGGGTTCTAAAGTATTGATTGCTGAAATATCATTATTATATCCAAAAGTAAGTTTTATAGATATAGGTTCAGGTTTTGATATATTAGCTAGTAAAAATGATAGTAGAGGTTGGTATAAATATAGTAATAAAAATAATTATGAAAATCAATATAAATATTTTAAATCATTATTACCAGATAATTATAATGAACTTTAAGTAATTTTAGAAATTAATTCATTATAGGTATAATCAAAAATTTTAGTACTATGTGATTTTTCATAATTTTCACCAAAAATTTCATTTTCAATTATTTTTTTCAAATTTATTTTAATCTTAAATATTTCAACTATTGATATTAATAAAATAATATAAATTAAATAAAGATATATTGTAATAAATATATCTTCAATTGAAAAACTTAGATAATTAGGGAAAAAATATAATAAAGGAAGAATTTTAAAAATAACTAATATAAATATATAACGAATTATATTTGTTTTATTTATTTTATTTTTTTTGATAAGAATTATTAGTATTATTATATGTTGTATAAATGTAATTATTAAAGCAAACAATGGATTTGATTTAATAATCCCATATTGGTATAAAGTAAACCAAATAAAAATTATAAATGAAAAAGCTATTTCTGAAATTATAAAAAATAATAATTCTGTAAATATTATTTCTTTCTTATTAAAAGTAATTTCTATCATTTTTTTATAATTCTAATTATTGTTATTATAATAATCATTTAAGGATATTTATTTATTAATTAATTGTGAAAAAAATATGATTATTGATGATTATTTAAAATATCAAGATGATTATCGTAAGAAATACGGAGAAAATACAATTATTTTAATGCAAGTAGGTTCATTTTTTGAATTATATTCAATTATTGAAAATTGTAATTTTTTATATAAGATAAGTGATATTTGTAATATTCAAATATCTAAAAAAAATAAACAAATAAAAGAAGTTTCAAAAAATAATCCATTAATGGCAGGATTTCCATTATATACATTGAATAAATATGTGCAAATATTAGTGCAAAATAATTTTACAGTTGTTCTTATAGAACAAATAACTGCACCACCAAATCCACAAAGAAAAATAACTGAAATTGTAAGTCCATCAACTAATATTAATATTACTTCAAAAAAAAGTAATTATATTTTAGTATTTTATTTTGAAGAATTTAATGGTTTATTAATTGTTGGGATTAGTGGTGTTGATTTAACAACCGGTAAATCATTTATATATGAAAATGGATCTACAAAGATAGATCCGCAATTAACATTAGATGAATGTTATAGAATTATGACTACATATAATCCTAGTGAGATTTTATTAATTTCTGATAATATTAATGAAAAATATAAGAAACAAATATTAGAGATAATTAATTTTAATTGTTTAATTCATAAGAAATTTGAAAATTATGAATTATTATCTTGTATGAAAAAACTTGAATATCAAAATAAGATTTTAGAAAAATCATTTGAAAATAAAACAATGCTTTCAATTATTGAATTTTTAAATTTAGAAAAATATTCAATTGGTAGAATTAGTTTTTGTTGTTTATTACAATTTGCATTTGAACATAATTCAGAAATAATAAAAGAACTTAATTTACCTGAATTAATTGAAAATTCAAAAATTCTTACAATTGATTATAATAGTTCTTTACAATTAAATATTATAAGTCATAATGATAATGAAAGACCTTTATTAGATATTTTAAATAGATGTTCTACTGCTTTTGGTTCTAGGGGATTTAAAGAAAGACTTTTAAATCCAATTAATAATTCAGATGAATTAATTAAACGATATGATAAAATAGATGAATTATTATTAGATAAAAAATTTAAGATTATAAATAAATATTTAACAAGTATAATTGACTTAGAAAGGGTAAAAAGAAGAATTTTATTAAAGAAATTAAATCCTTGTGAATGGGGTTCAATTATAAATTCATTTGAAAATGCAATTGAAGCATTAATGATAATAGATGATAAAGAAACAGTTAAAATAATTAAAGATATATTAAATCAGTTAGAGATTTTAAATATTGAAGAATGTGGAAAATATAATTTAAATGAAATTAAAACAAATATTTTTAATAAAGGATTTTTAGAAGAAGTAGATAAATTAACTAATATTTATAAAGAAACATTAGATTTTTTAGATAAAATTATTGAAAAAATTTCAGGTATTGATGATAGTTCTTGTAAATTAGATTTTAGCGATAAAGATGGATATTTTATTACAATTACAAAAAAGAGATTTGAGAATGCTTATAAAAAAGATAAGACGTATATGAATAAATTTGAAAAAAGAATAGCAAATAATAATAGTAATTATAAATTAACATCAGATGAAATAATTGATGCATCATCAAAACTTGAAAGAATTCAAAATGATATTCAAGCAATTATGACAAAAGAATATTTAAAATTTTTAATGGAATTCTTAGAAAAAAATAAAATTAATTTACAAAATATAATAGAAATATTAAAAGAACTTGATATTAATACTTGTAATGCTAAAAATGCATTTGACTATTGTTATTATAAACCAACTATTGATTTATCCGCTAATAATTCATATATAAATGCTGAAAATCTTAGACATCCAATTATTGAACGTATTTCAACAGATGTAGAATATATTGGTAATGATGTTTCTTTAAATCAAAATGGAATTTTATTATATGGAATTAATGCATCAGGTAAGAGTTCATTTATGAAAGCAATAGGATTAGGAATTATAATGGCACAATCTGGTATGTATGTACCATCATCTAAATTTGTTTATTATCCTTATGATCATATAATGACACGAATTTGCGGTAATGATAATATTTATAAAGGAATGAGTAGTTTTGTTGTTGAAATGACTGAATTAAGAAATATTTTACAAAGAGCTAATAATAATAGTTTAATTATTGGTGATGAAATATGTTGTGGAACAGAACCAATTTCAGGTGTTTGTATTGTTTCATCTGCAATTAATGAACTTATAAATAAAAAAGCTTCTTTTATATTTACAAGTCATTTACATGAATTAACATCAATTTCAATTATAAAAGATAAAATTGGAAGTGAATTAAATGTTTATCATATGCATATTGAAGTGATCGATGGAAAGATTATATATGAACGTAAATTAAAAGAAGGTCAAGGTTCAAGTATATATGGTATTGATGTATGTAAATCATTAGATATGCCATTATCATTTATTAAAAATACTGAAATAATCAAAAAAGAAATTCAAGGGATTAATGATACTATAATAAATACAAAAAAATCTAATTATAATTCAGATATTTTTATTGATATTTGTGAAATTTGTAAAATAAATAAAGGAAAAGAAACACATCATATTAATTATCAAATAAATGCTGATAAAGATGGTAAATTTTCAAATTTTCATAAAAATCAAAATCATAATTTAGTTTGTATATGTGATGAATGTCATAAAAAAGAACATAATGGAGAAATTGGAATTATTGGATATAAACAAACAAGCGAGGGAATTAAATTAGAAGTAATAAATGAAACAAGAATAAAATATTTAATAATTCGTGGAAAATCTAATTGGTTTTATAGAAAAAAGAAAACAGATAAATTTATACCTGCAACAGAAAAAGAAATTATTGATTTTTATAATAAACAAACAAAAAGTCAAATTAAAGAAATTGATATTAATATGGAAAAAAGATTTTATGATGCTTCTATTTAATTTTTACGCAACGCATATTTGCATTTCTTATTTGTCCTTCTTTACATTTCTTATACATTTTACCATTAATC